CCACACAGGGCACGGCAGCTACGAGCACACCGATACGGCGTGGCCGTCCTGTTTCGAGGACAGCGTCGTGGTCATCGTGGTGAGCAAGTGGAGTAACAGCAACCAGGTTGCTGTCCGACCGGCGTTGAGTTGCGCTGCCACTGATGATTTGTACCTGCCGTGAAGGTAACCGTGTACGACGCCGCCGGTGGGTCGGTAATCACCGACGTGGATTTCAATGGTGTCCAGTCGTTGACCTCGAGACAGATGGTGAAATTCCAACGGGCGCTCGGCAACGACGCCTTCGACGACTTCATGTCAGCCTCGATGAAGGGGATTCCCCGCCCGGATGGGACGGCGGCGATGGTGTGGGTGTTGCTCTCCGACGAGTTCCCCGACTCCACTGTCGACGACATTGATTTCGATTACGCCGACATGGCCGGTGACGAGGGTGACCCGGGAAAAGTCGAAGAGATCCTCGACGTGAGTTGATGCGGGTGGCCCCGGAGCTCGCCCGCATCTATCACCTGTCATGGTCCGAGTTGTATGACATGCCCGGTGATGTGCTTGCCGCGTACCTGGACGACCACCGGCGCCTTGTCCAAGAAGAACAGCGCGCGATGCGGGGGAGGTGACCGTTGGCTTCGTCGATGGACCGTGCCCTGAAAGTGGTCATCACCGGTGACGCCACCTCGGCGGAGCGGGCGCTCCGCGGGTTGCAAAGCTCGGCGCAAACAACCGGTGCCCGGATGCGGAAGATGGCTACCGGGATGGTATCCGCCGGGAAGGCGATGACTCTCGGGCTCACCCTCCCGATCGTCGCTGGTGCCGCGTTCGCGGTGAAAGCTGCGATGGAAGAGCAGCAGCAGATGGAAGTGCTCGCGAACACGCTCCGTGAGAACCTTCCCAATGCCACCGACGAGACGATCGCGGCGAACGAAGAGTGGATCACGTCGATGCAGAACGCCACCGGCGTCGCCGACGGTGAGCTGCGTGATGCCATGCGGCACCTCGTACTGTCCGGCATGGACTTGGAAACGGCGCAGGCCAACCTGACGATCGCGATGGACATCGCCGCTGCTAAAGGGCTCGACCTCGAGGCGGTCACGAACGCGATGGCGAAAGCCAACCGCGGCAACGTGGGCGCCCTTGGCAGGTTGGGTATCGCGACCAAGGATGCCGAGGGCAACACGCTCACCTTCGAGCAGGTGATGGCGAACGCCGCCGACACAATGGGCGGCGCCGCCGCCGCCGCGGCGGACACCGCTGCCGGGCGCATGGCCATCATGACCGCCAGGATCGCCGACCTGACGGAAACCATCGGGATGATGCTGTTGCCGGTGGTGGAGAAGATGGTTGGGTGGTTGTCGTCGGTGACGGCGACGTTCCAGAACCTATCGCCGAGGATGCAGAAGGTCATCGTGATATTCGCCGGGGTGGTTGCTGCCATCGGCCCGGTGCTGTTCGTCGGCGGGAAACTCATCCTGATGTTCGGGGCCATCCGAAAGGCGTTCATCGCATTGCAACTGCTGTTGATGACGAACCCGTGGCTCCTTCTCATCGCTGCCACCGTTGCCCTGGTCATCATCATTGTGAAGAACTGGGACAAGATCGTCGGGTTCGTGGCTGCTGCCCGTGACAAGATCGCCGGGGTCCTGCAGTCGATACGGGACTGGTTTAACAAACTGTCGCCATGGATCAAGTATGCGCTTATCGGGATCGGTGCGGTCATCATGGGCCCGTTCACCGTGGCGCTTGCCGCGGTGATGGCGGCCATCTCAGGCGTGAAGTTGGCTTGGATGAGTCTGATGGATCTGATCAACCAGGGTGTCCCGAAGGGGTACGGCGGGATCGTCCCGAAGTACACGCCACCTGCCGGGTTGTCCGGGCTCTCCGGGTTGTCGTCGCTCGGGTTCGGCACCGCGGCTGCCGGGGTTGGTGGCACGGTGGTTATCAACAACCCCACCATCTTCGGGGCGATGGATCTGCAGTCGATGGTGGTCACCGCACTGGACAAGGCGGAGCGTGGCGGCCGCTTGTCGGTGGCTGCGGAGCGGGGCCGCCGGCTGCCACCCCGCGGCATCGGGACGTTGGCGTAAATGGCGACCCCCACCTACGAGGTACACATCGACTGGGGGGACGACGGCACGTTCGCCGCTGGCGACGCCGTCACCACCTTCGTGCAGGGGGAGGTGACGATCGAACGGGGCCGGGACACGGCCCGGTCGTTCTCGCCGCCGATGGCCGCCACCGCCGAGGTCACGCTGGACAACTCGGATCGCCGCTTCTCGAGGGACTACGCGTCGTCGCCGCTGTTCCCTGATGTGCGGTCCGGGCACGCCTTGCGTATCCGTGCCGTTCACAGCTCGATCACCTACCCGCTGTTCCAGGGCCCGGTGCAGTCGATGCCCCTTGACGTGGTGGGCCGCACCGTGCATGTGGAGTCGTTGGCGGGGGTGTCCGCCCTGGTCGGGGTGACCATCTCCACCGACCTATATGAGGGGATCCGCACCGGGGAAGCGATCGACGTCATCCTCGATGAGATCGGGTGGCCGGTAGGCACCCGACAGATCGACTCGGGGTCGACGGTGTTGCCGTTCTGGTGGGAGGACGACGCCGGCGCCCTCGAATCCATGCTGCGCCTGGTCGCCTGCGAGGGTCCGGGTTCCCGCATCGACATCAACGCCGACGGCGACTTCATCTTCGAGGACCGGTACCACCGGCTACTCAACTCGGGGACGTCGCAGGCGACGTTCGCCGACGCCGGCCCCCTGTACATGGCGCAACCGGTGGAGGTCGACGACGGTGAATCCCTGGTCGTGAACGACGTGTCGATCCAGGTGAGAACCAGGACGAAGCAGCCGCTCGGGCAGATCTGGGCTGATGACGAATCCGCCTCCTATCTGGTGGAACCCGGGGAGACCAAGGCGTTCCACGTCACGTTGGATGCGCCGGCGGCCAACATCCAGGTGCCGGACGTCGGCGAATTCGACTTCTCCTACATGACGCCGATCATCCTGGCCGGGTTCGCAGGCCCCGCCAGTGTCACCATCTCGAGGACATCCGGGCAGTCGGTGATCGTGGTGTTCACCGCCGACCCGGTCGACAAGCTCCTCCTGTGGGGTGTCCGGTTGCGGGGCCAGTCGGCTCCGATCGTCGCCGAGACGAGTGTTGCCGCCGAGGACGCCACCTCGATCACGACGTGGGGGCCGCGTGGCCTGCCGTCCGGGTGGGATGCCCCGTTCCTCGACGAGCTCCACGCCGAAGCGATCGCCGCGGCGTGGCTTCACCAGTACGCGGACCCGGTGTCGTCGGTGACGTTCGCCATCGACTCCGGCAGCTCGGACACACACCGGGTGCAGATCCTGGCCCGTGACGTTTCCGACCGGATAACGGTCACAGAGACAGTGTCTGCGATGGCGGCGGTGGATCACTTCATAGAGAAACTGCAGCACCGCATTCACCCGACCGGCCTGTGGCACACGTTGCAGGTGTGGGCGGAACGGGTGGTGGCACCGGTGGTGCCGGCGAACCAGATCTTCATCCTTGGGCACGCCACCCAGGGGAAGGTCGGAACGGGGAAGCTCGGATGACACCGGTGTTCTACGACAACGCCCCAGGGTACAAGCAGATCGACCGGGGGTGGATCGTGCTGTGCGCCACGCCCGATTGCACCGGTGCGGAACGCCCCCGCATCGGTGCCTCCACCATGACCTGTGTCGCCTGTGACACCACGTGGCCCATCACCTGGCCGGTTGACCGGGCGGACATCGAGAGGGTGTTGGCGGATCGCCCGGTGCCGGCGACCCGGGCGTGGCTCCCCACCGAGACGGTGGCTGACCTGGCCGCTGAGAACGCGGCCCACGGGATCGCGGGTTACTGATGGCGTGGGCTTCCCTGTCGATCCTGGCCAACGGTGACGTGCTCACCCACACGCACATGAACCAGATCCGGTTGAACCAGCTCGAGGGCTGCGCCGCGAACGCCACCACTGTCGGGGACACGTTCCGGGCCGACGGTGCCAACAGCGTGGTCCGTGTGCCAATTGGGTCATCTGGCGACTACCTGCGGGTGGCGTCAGGGGTGCCGGCGTGGGTGAACGCTCACACACTAGTTGCAATGAACAACTCGGATTCGGGTTCGTTCTCGACGGTGGGGACATTGAAGACGTCGTTCACGATGCCGATCCCGGCGGCGTGGTCTACCGGGTGGTCGGTGCGGTTGTCCGGGTCGATCAGGCTGATCTTCAACGGCACCGCCTCAACCGCGTTCTATTCCGCCTACATCGCGGGGGCGCAGTCGCTGGGGTCGCCGCACAACCTGACCACGGCGTCGTCGCAGATCCCGGTACCGGTCACCGGTGGCGCCACTGGGCGCACTGACACCGGGTCTATCAACTTCGGGTTGTACGTGGAGGGGAACGGCACCGGCGACTACGCGGACGCGAAGCTCGAAGCCACAGCGGTGCTCGACTGATTCGGGGGTGACGGTATGCCGGATCAGCGGGCCCCGTTGCGCCGCCACGTGTGTGTCGGCTCCAAGTCGACGGTGCTTGTCACGGAGATCTTGTCGGGGGTTGACGGCCCGTGGGGTGTGTTGGCGGCGCAGTGGGTGCGGAACCCGGACCGGGTCACCGAAGAGCTACAGCCTAGGGACCTTGGCCTGATCGCGGAGGCATCACGGTGACCGCCGCCCTCGACCATCTGTCGTTGGAACGGTTGCATCAGGAGTTGCAGATCCAACGCGAGTTCGCTCCCGCCCTGTGGCCGGCGTTGTCCCACATGAACGACCAGTGGGAGATGGCGTTGGTACGCATCCAGGTGATCGAACAGCGGATCGAGAAGAAGCGGCGTGAGCTGGTGAAGGCGGTGCCCTGATGACCGCCGCTGCGCTCGAGGCTGCGATGCGTGCCGCCTGGCCAAAAGTCGAAACGTACACCGGGTGGGCGACCCGTGGCGGGGCGTGGGAGTTCGGTGAACCCATCGGGATCATGGAGCATCACACGGCGCCACCGGTCCCGTACCCGGTGAGCAACCTGGCCGGGGTGTCCGACGGGAACATTAAGTGCAATGTGAACACGAAGCCGGATGGCACCGTGTGGCTGGTCGCGTATGAGGCGTGCAACTTCTCGTCGGGTGGCGGCATGAACCAGGTGCGCCAGGAAGTGTTGGCCGGTACCCCACCGACAGCGAACGCCGTTGACCGGGGTTGGGATTCGGATGGGTCGGATGACAACGACAACGGCAACGACCTGTTCTGGAATTTTGAGAACGACCACGCCGGCAACGGCACCCCGATACCGGCGGTGCAACTCGAGGCGATTGTGACCGCGTCGCTGGTGGTCGCTGACCATTTCGGGTTGTCGTGGCGGAATGTGCTGTCGCACGCTGAGTGGACGGCCCGTAAGGGTGACCCGTTTTGGAACGGTGACCGGCGTTGCATCGAAATGGTCCGGCAGCTTATGGAGGATGACATGGCATTGCCAGCTGAGGTGGAGGCGTTCGTGATCGCCATGTACAACCGGGCCGTCGAGGTCGGGGTGGAGGCGAATGAGATGCCCCGTGGGGAGCAGTTGTTCCGTTCGTTGAAGACGAAGCTGAACCTTGGTGACGTGTCTACTGACAAGGTCGCTGAGGTGCTCGCCACCGGGGTCACCGGGCCGGCTGGCCCGAAGGGTGACAAAGGTGACAAGGGGGCGACAGGTGCCGCTGGCGCTGCTGGTGCCGCCGGCCCTGCCGGCCCTGCCGGTGCCGCCGGTGCCCCGGGCCCGTCGCCTGTGTCCGCCGAGTTCACCTACTAGAAGGAGTCGCAATGGAAGTCACCCTCATCAACGTCCTGATCGTGTTGGCGATCATCGCCCTTGTCGTGTGGCTCATCCGGGCGTTCCGCTAAATGGACGAGACGTCCTGGTCGCCGAACCGGAAGATCGTCGCCGCCGCCCTCGCCACCCTGTTGGTGTGGGCGGCGCAACAGTTCGCTGGTTTGGATATCCCGGTGGGGGTGGAGGGTGCGTTGGCTGTGGTGGTCGGGTATCTGGTCCCGGAACGGGGCTGATTTGTTGAGCTCACCGAAGGGGGCTTTGTAGATGGCTGGTCGGTTGGTTGACAGAAACGACCTCCCCGGTCCCGGGGTTGATGCCGCGGGTCGGCCGGTGATCGACCCAACTGAGAACGTCAAGTCGTTGACTGAGGCGGCGGTGCGTCGGCTCGATGACCTGGCCAACATGCGCACCCACTACTCGGACAGGTTGGAAGCTCAACGCTCCATCTTTGAGTCGCGGCTTCGTGAAGCCGACCGGGAGTTGCGCAAAGCTGAGTCGGATCGGATCGACGCCATCCGCGCCGTCGATGTCGGGGCGGTGCAACGGGCCGCTGAGGTGTCAGCCGCTCAGGCTGAGGCGCTCCGCAACACCGTCGCCGCTGCCGCCGCAGCGGCAGCCACCGCACTCGGTGCCGCGCTCGACCCGATCCAGAAAGACATCGCTGATCTGCGGCGCGCCCAGTACGAGGCGCAAGGCCAGAAGGCTCAGGTGGTGGAAACCCGGGCGTCGGCTGGTTCCGTGTACGGGCTGATCGGCGCCGTTGGTGGGCTCATCCTGCTCGCTATCGCAGTTGTCGGGTTCGTCATCACCAACAGCCCATAAGGGTGGTGCCCTGTGTGGATTGGTGACCATCAGTTGCATTGGTGGCGTGTCCTGATGGGTGTCGCCGCCGCCGCGGTGGCGTTCGTGCTCGGGTCCCGCCGCCCCAAGTCCCCTCCGAAATCCCCCCGTCAGTAGGAAGGTTCATCCCATGCGCAGACGCGCCTCTTGGATCGTCGCGGCCGTGGCCGCCCCTTTGTTCGTCGCAGCGGTGGTGGTCGCCCAGGCCCCTGATAGCTCATTGGTTATCACCGACGCTGAGGGTGACACCGTCACCCTCGAGCTTCCAAGCAACGTTGATGTGATCGTGGACGACACCACAACCACACAGACGCCCACGACAACCACGGAGACGCCCCCTACGACCACCACGGCGCCACCGACTACTACGACACAGGTGCCACCCACAACGACCACTGAGGACCCGGGTGTGGTGCTCGGCCCTGATCCGGCGTCAGCGAACAACAACCAGGTGTGCGCCCCCGGTTCAGGGATCAACGACTTCTGCCACTGGGACGTGTACTTCGGTGCCGCCCACAACGAAGGCACCCCACGCACCCGGATGCTCGAAGCCCCGTACTCATGGCGCTCCGCTGTCGGCGCCCCCCTGTGGTTCCCCGGCACCCGCGACGGGTACTCGGCGCAGTGGCAGTTCCTCGAGTGCGACGGCACCCCCGGGTTCGAGGGGCGCACCGCGTTCCGCATGGGGTACGGCAGCATTGATTCGTTCCAGATCGGTGACCGGGGTGGCAACGAGGGTGTCCGCATGTGGGACGGCACCCCTGCCAGCCCGCAGGGTCGGGAGACTGGTGACAAGCCCCGTGACCCGGTGCAGGCCGGCCCCAACATTGTTGGCCCGTCCCGGCCCCCCACCTTCCGGCTGTACAACACCACCACCGGGCAGGTGTGCGAGGTACGCGACTACGAGCTCGCCGAGGACTTCCACTCCCACGGCTCCGACCCGTTCGACCCGCCACCCGCCAACGTCAAGTTCGCTGTCGACGAGGACGCCTCCACCGACGAGACGTTCACCGACTCCCGGGCCTTCATCACCGAGCCGTTCCAGGTGTACGGCGAGAAGGTGGTCGTGATGTACCTCGACAACGTGGAAGCCGCCCGCGGCTACTACACGTCAATGGATGAGAACTGGGAATGGGACTGGGAACAGGCGCCGTGACGGTCCTCGACCGCTTTGAGGCGAAGTACATCCGCTCCGAAGACGGCTGTTGGGAATGGACCGGTATACGGGCTGGTGGTCGGCCCGGTCGCCGGTACGGGTACTTCTACTTCAACGGTCGGAACCAGCCCGCCCACCGGGTGGCTTACGAGATGTTCGTTGGCCCGATCCCTGAGGGCCTCACTATCGATCACCTCTGTCGCAACCGCGGGTGTGTCAATCCCGACCATCTCGAGCCGGTGACCAATCGGGAGAACTCGCTGAGGGCCCGGCGCACCCATTGCGTTCACGGTCACCCGTTCGATGTCGAGAACACCGGGGTGCAGAGGGCGTCGGGGCGTTTCGATCGCCGCCGCTGCCTCACTTGCAGTCGTCTGGCACAGCGTCGCTACCAGGCCAAGAACAAGGCGGTGTCCTGATGAAGCACGGCGCGCTCCTTCTCGCCTTCATGGTGTTGGTGGCCGTCTGCGTCCCGATGATCCTGGCGCCTGCGCCGGCGGAGGCGCACACGCCCCCGTGCAAGTCGGCGTATCCGTGGATTCGGTATCGGACCACGGTCTACGTGCTGCCCGATCTGTTCTGGGCATGGTTCTACAACGCGTCCACCGGGGCCACCCACAAGCACGCTTGCTACGCGTGGCAGCTGTGACCGCATGGACGGGAACGTGGCGGTCGGTTACGTGTGCCCCCAATGCGCCAGCCTCGGGCCCCACACCATCACCGCGTGGATCCTCGAGGACGGGTTCACGATCGGGCCGTTGCTGCATTGCATGTCCTGTGAGTGGGGTTTCACACCGGAGGAGCATCAGCGAATGAGCGACGTCGACTAGACCGGAAGGTGGTAGGTGGGATGGGTAAACAACGCACCGCAGCTGAGCAGGAAGCAGAGGCCGCGAAGCTCAACGCCGAAGCGGCGAAGCTCAACGCCGAAGCCGCGAAGGCGCTAGCTGAGGCGAGGGAAGCCGCGGCGAAAGCAACGAAGGCGGAGCTCGAGCAGGAGAAGTCGGCGGAGCAGTACGCCGCTGACCGGGCCGGCGACGAGTGGCATCACGTGTACCGGTTCGTCGGTGCCGTTGGTGAAGTGTCGGTTCGGGAGGGGATCAAGAAGCTCACCGAGTGGCATCGCCGCGACCCGGGGTGCGACATTGAGATCATCTTCCAGTCTCCGGGTGGTGAGGTGATCGCCGGGTTCGCCCTGTTCGACCACATCCTGTGGTTGCGGTCGCAGAATCACACGGTGACCACTGGGTGCACCGGGATGGCGGCCAGCATGGCCGGGATCCTCATGCAAGCTGGTGAGCACAGGTGGGCGTCGCCGCAGTCGTGGTACATGATTCACCGGGCCGCGTTCGGGGTGTTCGGTAAGACGTATGAGGTTGAGGATCAGGTCGAGTGGGTGAAGCGCATCGAGAAGCGCATCATCGACATCTTCGTGTCCCGGTCCAACCTGACCCCGGCGAAGATCAAACGGAACTGGGAGAGGAAAGACTTCTGGATTGACGCTGATGAGGCGTTGGAACTCGGGCTCGTAGACGAGATACGGGCGTGACCGTCCCGCCAGCCGAAGATGGCGGGCCCCTCGAGGACGACTTCCTCGCAGAAGTGAAAGCGGTAGCTAGACACCCCGGTGGTGTATGTGGGGTGGCTCGCATCCTGGCGTTGCTCGACGGTGACCCGTTGCAGTGGAAGGTGCAACAGGCGTTGGACGACCCGGTGTATGTGGGTATCGCGATTGCCCGGGTGCTCACCACCCGTGGTTACCCGGTGTCGGATTACACGGTGAACCGTCACCGTGGGTTGAAGTGCGCGTGTGCGCGGCGGCCAACATGAACGACTTCCTCGACGACGTCGCCGACGCTGACACCATTGAGCAGTTGCGGGCCACGAACCGGCGCCTGGCGCACCAGTTGGCGGCGAGGGAACACACCCAGTCGGAGCAGGCCGCCGCGTTGCTGCAAGGTATGCGTGATGCCTTTTCCGTTATCAGTATCCCCCCGGTTCCACCACCCCCGAAACGGGGTAAGAACCGGAACAAGGATGTTGGGATCCTGTTGCTGTCCGATTGGCAGCTTGGGAAGGTCACGTCCTCCTACGACTCGGGGACGGTGGCGGAACGCATCGGGCGGCTCCTGACCATCGTCGATGTGTTGGTGGATGAACGCAGGCAGGCCCGGGCGTTGGACCGTATCGCCATCTGTCTCGCCGGCGATGTCGTTGAAGGCGAATTGGTGTTCCCTGGGCAGGCGCACCTGATCGACGCATCCTTGTACCGACAGGTGGTGACCGGGGCGGAGATCATCGCTGAGGTGGTGCGGTGGGCGTCCTCGAGGTTCCCGAAAGTGGAAGTGCATAGTGTGTACGGCAACCACGGGTTCCTTGCTGGGCGACAACGCCGGGAGATGCACCCGGAGTCGAACGCTGACACGTTCGCCTCATGGGGTGCCGAGCTCGCCACCAAAGGGCTACCCAACGTCACATGGAACGTGGCGCTGGACTGGCACACCATCATCGACCTCGGTGACAAGTGCCGGTTCCTGATGGTCCACGGACACCAGGTGAAAGGGTGGGCCGGGATCCCCTGGTACGGGTGGGCACGCAAGGTGTTGGGGTGGGGGTCGTTGGATCGGATCTGGGACGGGTTCGACTTCGACCATGTGCTCGCCGGTCACTTCCACACCCCCACCTCCATGTATCTGAATGGGCGCCGGGTGTGGATCAACGCCTCCACGGAGTCACACAACGCCTATGCGGCGGAGAACTTGGCGGCGGCGGGTGAACCGGCTCAGTGGTTCCTGGTCGCGACCCCCGGTAAGGGTGTCACCGCTGAGCACCTGATCTCCCTGACATGACGCGGCAGACCCCCCGCCGAAACGAGGGGTCGCCCTTCCCGCCAAGGCGGGGGCAAGAGCTACTGCCCGGGTCGTGTTGCCCAGGGGTCACGTCCGCGTCTCCATAGTAGCAGGGGTGACCACGGTGCGTGCGTCGGTGGTGTGTGAGCATGGGACGGTGGTGGATTGGGGCGGGTACGGGCCCTGTCAGGATCATGTGTGGCATCCGGTGGGTGGGTGCCCGAACCTGGTGGTGTGCCCCCAGTGTTTCCCCGAGTGGCCTGACCCGGTGACAATGCCGTTCACCCCGAAACCGGGGTGGGTGCCGCACGAACTCCCCAACGCGGGGACCCGAATCAGGAAGGTGGGTGGTGGCGGTGGGTACGATCGGTGAACCTGAGCGGGTGTGGATCGTGGAACCCGCCGAAGCCCCGGTGCCGGACACTGTGCCGGCTGAGGTGCCGGCGGAGGCCCCGGAGCCGGTGCGGGTGCCGGCGTGAGGTGGCCGTGGCGGGACATGGCCCACGCCAAGCAGATCGCCGAGTCACCGGAGCCGATGGCGGACCCCGGCCTGACAGCGTGGCGGGTTGACTGGGTCGCCAACATGCGGCACCAGCCTGTGGCCCACTGGTTCACGGCCCGGTGTGAAGCGGAGGTGCGCCTCGGCGACGCCTGGCGGCGGCTCAAGCTCCCCGACCATGACGCACCGTACGCGCCGTGCACCTGCGGGTTCTACGCCCGTAAGGAGGTGGCGTGGTGGTGGCCGTGGCTGTTCTTCCACCAAGTGTGGCGGGTCGAGCTCGCCGGTGTCGTGGTGGAACATGAACATGGTTGGCGGTCGGAACGCATCCGCTACCTGTACCAAGTGTGACCGTGACGCGGGGCGACCCCCCACCAATCGTGAGGGGCCGCTCCCCCACCCAAATGGGTGGGCCTGTCACCTAGCTGCGCGTCAACACTAGCCCGGTGAACCGCTTCTAACAACCGAACAGTGTGAAGGTTCCCCCTGCCCGCCCCCCTGTCTGGGCCGGTTAGGGGTTGCCCGATGCCCCCCTGCGGCTGCCGCCCCACCCGGCCCCGCAGGGGGGCATCACCGCGTCTACGGCGCCGCCGTCGTAGCAGGCTTCGGATTGATGCCGCTGTAACCCTTCGCCACATCGTCACCGCATCCGGCGACGACAAGGACGACAAGGACGGCGGCTACGAATCTGCGCATAGGTTCCTCAGGTTAGGTAGTCGAGAGCGTCGGACACGTCGCGTAGCCGTTGCCGCCGGGTGCGGGTGTACCCGGCGGTGGTGTCCGGTCGGGTGTGACGGGCGAACGTCTGCACCGCCCGCAGATCCCCGAGCCGGTCGTTCGCTGTCGCCAACGCCGTGTGACGGAGACGGTGCGGTTGGACATGCCCGATCCCGGCGTAAGCAGCCACCTGGTCAATGTACACCCCAACCGTCGCCGCAGCGCAGTGGTCCCCCTGATATCGGCCAGGGAACACCCACGGTGACCGGCGTGGAACCCCGTCGAGCTCGCCGGCAAGCACCGGGTGGACCGGTAGCGTCGCCGTCCTCTCCCCCTTCCCGGTCACCCGGTACCATCCCGGTTCGTACCGGTCCCACTCCGCGACAGCGATCTCCTGGCGACGTAACGCCAGGTACAAGCCGAGGAGCACCATGAGCCCGTGCGGGTACCACCCCACCGCAGCCTTCACCAGTGCCACCGCTTCGTCATCCTCGAGGGCGCGACACACCATTTCCGGTTGCGGTGGCACCCTCACCGCTCTGTCCGGGCCGTGCACACCCCGCCACTGGAACCAGTGGGTGAGCGCCGACCGGAACTGACCCCTCGTCGAGTTCGACCACGCCAGGGTTGCCGTGTAGTCGACGACATGTTGCGCTGTCGCCGTGTCCAACGTCACCCCTTGGGCGACCATCCAGGTTTCGGCGCGGGTGACGTGTGCCACGTACACCCGGACAGTGTTCGCCGCCTTCCCACGGCACAGCAGGTAGCTCGTGAAATCCACGGTGGTGGTCTCCCCCCCACTGCCCGCACGCTACCGGCGGACTGGTAGGGGTTGGAATGGGTCGGACGGATCAAGCCGCCAAGGGGACCGGGAGGAACCTACGCCACCAACTACGCGATAGCCCCATATCGCGGTTCAGATCACCGAGCAACCAGATTAGTGGCCGCTCGGTGATCTCCGCCTCGATCAGGGCGTCGCCGGTCAACGCGGCGACGGTACGGACGTAGCCGACCTCGGCGTCCCGTTCACCGGCTTCGACCCGGCGCACGAAGTCCCGTGAGACCGGCTGGTCTGTTGCACGGGTCCATTGCCGGGTAATCAACTCTGCCAGGGCATCTCGGCTGATGCCGAAGGCGTCCCGAGCCGCCTTAAGACGCTTGCCTTGCGCCTGTCTGCGGGTCGCCTCTGCAGTTGTCATGTCTGCGCCTCCTTGCGCATCCCCCTGTACGCGGCGCAACGTACCCCCCCGTGCGCCAAGTGTCAAACGATTTCGGGACCGATCACACAAGGGCTTGACAACTGGCGCACAGGTGCGCATAATGCGCCATATGGCAACGTCGACCCTCCGGGCACTCGTCGAACAAGAACTCAACCAGCGAGGCACCACCCTCACCGCCTACCTCGCCGCAGCCGCCGCCGAAGGCCGCTCCCTCCGAGCCACCGCCCCAGACCTCGCCCACATCACCGGCATCCCCATCGCCACCCGCACTCTCTACCGCTGGGCCGCCAGCCTCGACCTCGAGCAGGTGGCGTCGTGATCCGCAAGCCCTTGCTAGAGCGCCTGTTATATCGCGTCGAGCGCCGATCCGACGGGTGCTGGCAGTGGACCGGGGCGACCGACGGACACGGATACGGACGGATCAGCCTCGGACGCCGCGGCGACGGTCACGCCAAAGCCCATCGAGTCGCCTATGAGTTCTACGTCGGTCCGATTCCTGATGGTCTAACGATCGACCACCTCTGCCGTAACCCGTCCTGCGTCAACCCTGATCACCTCGAGCCGGTGACGCATCGAGAGAACGTTCTGAGGGGTACCGGGTTCCCGGCGCGAAACGCCCAGAAGACGCACTGCAAGAACGGACATCCGTTCGACGCCGACAACACCCTCATCCGTGAGGTTCCAGGACGCCTCCCTCATCGGCAGTGCAGAACGTGCATCACCATCAGCCAGAGGGCGAAGTACTACCGCAGGAAGCTCCGCACCAAGGCCGCGTCGTGACCACTGACACCCCTGCTGCGACGCATCTGCGGCACGGCCAGTGGCCCGGGTGGACGCTGTGCACCAAACGCATCACCTTTCAGCGTCTCCTCGCCGACACCGGCGCCCACGTGTGGCACGAGCTTGTGGTCGCCGCCGACCCGACATGCCCCAAATGTCTCAGGTTGCAACCGTGACCCCCCGCCTGTACAGGTTCACCCGCACCGGGTTGGGTGTCATCGCCGCCGTATACGCCGCCCTCGCAGTGGAGGCGGTTGTGTCCGGGTCCGGGTGGTGGGTCGCCTACTTCGTGTCCGTAGCTGCGGCCGCCTTCTGGGGTGCCCGCGAATTCATGGCGGCGTTCCGATGAAGACCATCTCGACGTCGACCTTGCTCGCATTGGACGAAGCAATCCGCGCGGCGGTCCGTCGCACTGAGGTGGACGAGATGCTTGACCGCGCGGCCACCGAACTGATCCCGACGCTTGAGCGCATCGCCGACCATGAAGGCGCGCTGCGACGACTCGCGGCGGCAACCAGGCGGCAGCGATGACCGCCACCGTCGTTGCGTTGAAGCCGGGTGATGTGGTGCGGCGTTACGGGGGCCGGGACCGGTTCATCCTCACCGGGGCCCCCTACACCTCGGCCGGTGTCCCATGTTGGGACGCACGGAATCTGCGCACCCACGGGTTGCACACGCTGCGTGTCGACGACATCCGGCGCACCCGATGACCACCCGCGCCGTCGATGACCGTGGGTACGTGTGGGTGTGTTACCGGATCGGCGAGTTCGACCCGACCATCGAACGTGAAGCCTGCGGCCCACTTGACCCGCACCCTGAGTGCCGTTGGGTGCTCGAAACAACCCCCGACCGCGGCGGCGGGCGGTGGGACGACACCGGGGCCCCGGCCCCCCTCAACCGGGACCCCGGTGCCGCAACCCAGGTGACGCCGTGAGGGTTTGCACCATCGACGGCTGCGACCGTCGGCACTCCGCCAATGGTCGCTGCGCCAGCCATAACACTGAGGCGTGGAGACGTGAGAACCCCGACTACAACCGCGAATACGCCCGCGAGTCACGTTGGCAAACCCGGTACAACGAGGGACGGATCCGGGTCACCATCGTCGCCACCGAAGCATCCCTGTTGGCGGCGTTAAACAAACCGGAGGTATTCGCCACCCCTGGAGCGACACCGTGATCCCTTTCTTGCATGAGTTGCAGGTCATGTACGCGGCGGACCGGCGGCGCCTCACCATCGAACCTTGCTGCCCATGCTGCGGGGATTTGCGCCGGGTCGTGGATGATCAGGGCCTGTCGTTTCGGTGCCCGCATTGCACCGACACCGTCAACTGGTGCCCCATTTGCTCCACCGTCCCCCACCACGAACCCACCGAAGAGGAGACACCGTGACGTTGCCTCGTCTCGGCGGGTGGTTGCGTTCACTCCTGCACCGGTCAACCCCGGACGATCACCGCTGTTGGTGGGGTGTCGCCAACGGCGCCGCCCGCTGCCCCCACCCCGTCGACGGACCCCACCTTTTCTGCCGCCCGCATCTTGACCTCACACATCACATCAACCAACTCCACTAAGGGGAACCCATGCTACGCCGAGCCCTCATATTGACCGCCGCCACCTTCACCCTGTTGCTTGCCGCAGCTGTGGTGCAAGCCGACGACCGGTTCACCGTCACCGCATGCTACGAATCCGGGCGCGGCGGAGGCGACCTCATCGCCATCACCGCCGAAGGCAAAGCCGCCGGCCTGTACGTGCAGATCGTCGGCCTCGACCGGAAACCCACCACGTTCATCCTGGTGCTCCCAGGGGAAACCTGGCAGGTCACCGACGGGCAAACCGTGGTCGCCTCCGGCACCGTCGACATCTCCGACTGCGACAGCACCACCACCGAACCCCCTGAGGAAACGACCACTACGCAGCGGCCACCGATCGACGGCTGCGACAACCATGTCGAATGTCCTGAGCCGCCTCCGACCACGACCACGCAGCCGCCCGTCAACCCGCCGACAACGACTGAGCCGCCGTTCACGCCCCCGACCCCGGACGCCGAAGGTGAATGCCCTCCCGGGTACCACAACATCGGAGCCGGCCGTTGCCTGGCGAACGAAGAAGGTGGCTGACATTGACTGCACCAGCGAAACGCAGCATCGACCCCCGGTACGTCAAGGACCTCGAGAACACGACGTTGGCGTTGAAGTCCCGGGTCGACGAGCTCATGGATTTGGGCCCGATGCCGACCCGCACCAGGGAAGCCCTCACGCATCTCAAAATCCTGGTGCATGGGTTGGCGTTAGCTGCGGACCCGTGGGGTGACGGGAAACCCCAAGAAGGTGGCGGTGGTGGTACCCGCCGCAAATTCGACCAACCCTATCCGCATCGCACCACCAACGAAGGCCACGCCAACCGGGTGCTCGCACAGGTGACCGCCGATTTGGAGCATGTGATCCGCAACGGTGAGTGGCGGTGGGAAGGACCACCCCGCAACGGCGACACCAAACGCAGACGCCGCCCGGAGTGCCCGTCTACACCGCCGTGCCGCAACGCCCGGGGCGGGACCAGGCGGCAGGGTAACGGTGACGTGTTCTGCGGTGGCTGCGGCACCCCATACCCGGACACGACATGAGCGGCATGAGCAGGAGGAAAGGCCGCAGAGGGGAGAACGAGTTGGCCGCGATCCTGGCCGAGCTCGACGCCCGCCGTGTCTCCGAGGCCGGGTCGCCGGGCCCTGATATTGCTCTCGGGTCCGGGCATCTCATCGAAGTGAAACGCCGGGCCACCACCGACGGGTTCTCGTTGCCGGAACGCCTGTTGCGTGACAACTCCATTGTCGCTTTACGCGCCGACCGGCATGAGTGGGTGCTGTGTATGCGACCGGAAACGTTCATCGACATCTACTTGGGGTATCCGCATGAGTTGGCGTAACCCCCGCCGCGGTGACCCGGTGGAAGCCTGCTCAACGTGTGGCGGGTCCGGCACCAGTTACCGCCTGGATGAACACGACCGCCCTGAGGCCACTTGGCACCGGGACGGCACCGGCACCCCGTGCCGCGACTGCCGAGGCACCGGGTTGGATTTGGACGCCCAATGGGGGCCACGGTGACTGACCGAGTGCCGGGACACTTTGCCATTGAATATCGCCAACGTGTTATCCGTAACCATTCGGTCGAGGTGTCGCTGCTCGATGCCAAGTGCGCCTGCGGCGAATGGCAATGCCTTGGTGCCTTAAGCAACGCGGCGTTGATCGATGCCTTCATGGTTCACGCTTACGAGGTGGGGGCAAAGGCGTGACTGACTGGTTCCGGGTGCCGTGCCCCACCTGCGACGGGGACGAACCTGTTGACGGTGAAACCTGCCCCGAATGCAAAGGCGACGAATGGGTGTTCATGCACCGCGACGAACTCAACGACCCCCCCGAAACATGGGAAACGGAGCTGCGATGAAGGCGACAGATCTGCAATTCAGAGTGACCACGACCACCGGCAAGATGATGGTTAAACAGCGGTACTACGACGACACCTATTTGCTAGGGGATGGTAGCCCATTGCTGTTTGTTCTCGACGCTGCGTTGATTGAGTATCCATCGGGGAGCGTCAGGCTCCGCACTAAGCGGGACGTGTTGGAGTTCCCTGACGTGCCGACGATGCTCGACGCTGTTGTCAGCGGTAAATGGGAGGTAGCCCCGGTGGAAGATCGGGGCTGGAAGCCAAAGGTGGAAGATCTACGCACATGACGATCCTGACACCGAGGGTGGAGGTGCCGCGGGACCGGTTCGGGCGCCCGTTGATCACCCCACCCGACGGCGGCCAACCCGTCCCGTACGTCAGAGCGACTACGTGGGCGAAAACGCTCGATGACATGTGGGGGCTCACCAACTGGAAGCTGCGCCAAACCGCTGTCGGTCTTGCTGATCGTCCCGACCTGATGCTTGCAGTTACCACTCAACGCGACGACAAGAAGGCGTTGGATGCGACGGTGCAGGAGGCGATGGAAGCGGCCAAGTCAAAGGCCGGGGCCACAACCGGGACGGCGCTACACAAGCTCACCGAGTATGTCGACCGAGGGGAAGACCTGCCCACCATCCCCCCCGAGACGCTTGCCGACCTGGCCGCATACGAGGACGCTACGAAGGGGCTCGAGGTGGTGGCGATCGAACAGTTCGTTGTCGTCGATGACCTACAGGTAGCAGGCACATTCGACCGGATCGTCCAGTGGCAGGGCCGCAACTACATCGCTGACCTCAAAACTTCACGAACCGTCGACTACGGGATGGGTTCAATTGCGATCCAGCTCGCTCTGTACTCCCGGGGCGCCCTATACGACCACCTCACCGGGACACGGGACCCGCTCAACGTGGACCAAGACAAGGCGCTGGTGTACCACCTCCCGGCCGGAAGCGGCCAATGCCGCATCCTCACCGTTGACATCAACCTGGGATGGGCCGCGGCTCTACTCGCCGGGAGGGTCCGCAAGTTCCGCACCTTCGCCAAACAGGGCCTCCGCTACGAGGGCACACCATGACTCGCACGCAGGTGGGTGAGTGTGTGTACCGGGGTTGCCGCAAACACCAGTTCTCCCGGCACCTGTGCTCCGCGCATTACAGCGAATGGTGGCGGGGTGGGGCCAAAGGGTGGAAGTACAACCCGGCCGGCATGCGCCTCCCGATCCCGACACCAACCACGATCCCGGTGGATGGTGAATGGCGGGACCTCGCCGCCTGCAAAGGCACCGACCCGGACATGTGGTTTGCTAAGGAGGCCGGTTGCCACTACGACGACGAATGGTTCGACCGGGCACGCAACATGTGCGCCGACTGCCCCGTACTCACCAACTGCTACCAATGGGTGCTCGGGTTGGCATGGGAACAGGATGTGGCCGGGATCATCGCCGGCATGGACCCCGGGCAACGCACCTACCACCGCCGTGTGCGCCGCAACAATGGCCGGGACCGCTGACACCCATTCACTCGAAACCCACCCGGAACCCTCCGGGTCTATGAAAGGAAACGCATGACAATCCAAGGACCGGCACCCGCCACGACAACCGACAACGGGGACCGACTCGACTGGTCAACCCTCGTCGGGTCGCTGCTACTCATAGACGTCGGATCCCTCGAGGTGGGGATCGTCACCCAGTACGGGTCAGCTGACGCCGTCAGGTGCGACGTCACCAACCTCGACACCGGCCAAGTGTGGGAAAACACCCTCGCGTGGGGCACCGTGCTCATCACCCAACTCACCCCCCGGCAAGGTCAAAAGGTGTGCGCCAGGCTCGCCTACGGGACCGCCAAAGCTGGCAGGTCGGCGCCGTACATTCTCACCGACCCCACCCCCGCCGAACTGGCTGTAGCCCACGGATACGTCGCGCAACGACACGCTCCGCAGGCCCCCGCCCCACTCGTCCCAGTGGTGCAGAACCACCCCACCCCCGGTGGCACCTCCGTGTACCAGCTGCAACAGCAGGCGGCCGCCGCCAAGGCTGGTGCCCCGGAACCGCCGTTCTAAACCCGATGACAGTGGACCGGTGCGTGTCAACGGTGCGCGCCGACGAGCATGGTGGACCGTTCGAGTTCGCCATCCACATCTACACCAACGGTGACCGGATCATCCGCCGCCGCTGCCAAGGATGCGGGAAACTTGTCGGCTCTGCCTTGGCGCGCCACCGGTTCACCGGTGACGAACTCGACGCTATGCCGATCGCCCGGGACTCCACCAAGGAACGGCCACCCTGTGTGCGGTGCGGTGCATGGGGCTCCGAAGAGCATCATTGGGCGCCGCGCGCCCTGTTCACCGACGCTGACCTTTGGCCCACCTCATGGCTGTGCCGCTCATGCCACCGCCTGTGGCATGACGTCACCGGTGTCGCCATCTAATGCCCACCCACGACACTGTCACCGCCGCCGCTGTGGCCGCCTGCGAAGCCGGTTTAGCGGTGATGCCACCCCGCGAAGACGGCACCAAGAGACCCTTGGGTGAATGGAAACACTGGCAAACCGAACGCCCAGGGTTAGAGCAGATCGCCACCTGGTACGCCACCCCCCGCACCGGTATCGGACTCATCTGCGGGCAAGTGTCCGGTGGGCTCGAAGTGCTCGAACTCGAAGGTGCCGCCGTCCAGCAAGGGTTCCAACATGAGTTGCGTGCCGCGGCGCAAGCAGCCGGGATCGAAGACGTACTCGACCGGGTCCTCAACGGGTGCCTAGTGCAATCACCCTCCGGCGGGTACCACCTCATGTACCGGTGCCCCACACCGGAAGGCAACCAGCGGCTCGCCACCACCCTCGACCCGGGAACCGGTGAACTCACCCTCATCTCCGAAACCCGCGGTGAAGGCGGGTACATCGTCACCGCCCCCACCAACGGCGCGGTGCACCCGTCAGGGCAACCCTGGACACAGATCACCGGGTCCCTGGCCACCATCGCTGAACTCACCCAACCCGAACGTGACGCCCTACTAGCCGCAGCCCGCACATTGCACCAGGAACCCGTCCAGAAGCCCGCCACAACCCGTCACGTGCGTTCTAACGACCTCAGACCGGGTGACGAGTACAACCAGGCCACCACACCCGACACCACCTTGGCGCTGCTCGAGCGTCACGGCTGGCAAACCGTCACCGCCACCAGCGACAACTGGTTTCTGCGCCGGCCCGGCAAAAACGAAGGGCACTCAGCCACATTGCATCGCCAAACCGGTGTCCTGTACGTGTTCACCACCTCCACCGTGTTCGCCCCAGGCGGCCACTCCCCGTTCCACGTCCTGGCTGTGCTCGAGCACGCCGGTGACCACTCCGAAGCCGCCCGTGGACTCAGACCCTCCGACCCGTCGAGACCCGCGGTCAACGTCGCCCCCAAACAGGGCACAAACCTGCCCAACGACTTCTGGGAAACCCGCCCCGAGCTCGACTGGATCCGGCAAGCCGCGCATTCCCGTAACCGGTCCGCTGACACTGTCCTCCACTCCGTCCTGGCCCGTATCGCCGCGCACATCCCCCACCACTACCACCTCCCCCCCATAGTCGGGGCACCCGCTGCCCTAACCCTCCTCGTTGCCATAGGAGGCCCATCCGGCACCGGCAAATCCTCCGCCTACCACATCTCAACTGAACTGCTCCCCACCCCACCGAAAGGGCCGGCGGTCCTCGACGGGCTACCCATCGGGTCCGGTGAAGGACTCGCCGAAACGTTCTTCACCTGGCAACCCGACCCCGACAATGCGAAAAGGAAGATCCGCACACAAACACATCACAACGCCATGTTCTACGTCGATGAAGGCGCCGCCCTCGCAGCCATCGGAGGGCGCCAAGGCTCCACCCTCCTCGCCACCCTACGCACCGTGTTCACCGGAGGCGCCACCGGGCAAACCAACGCCTCACAGGAAACCCGCCGCATCCTCCCCGCCCACACCTACACCATCGGGCTCGTCGCCGCCATCACCCCCGACGCCGCCTCCAAGCTCCTCGACGACGCCACCGGAGGCACCCCCCAACGATTCACCTGGGTGTCACCCATCGACCCCGCAACCGGTGACGCCACCTGGCCAGGGCCCCTCGGCTGGCAACCACCCGCAGCCACGCTCATCACCGGAGCCACCGGCACCCCCATCGGGATCCCCACCGACATCGCCACCGAAATCCGTGACCACGACCTCGCCCGCATACAAGGCACCATCGCCGTGCCACTCCTCGACTCCCACGCCCCCCTCGTCAGACTGAAACTCGCCGCCCTACTCAACCTCCTACAAGAACAACCCGGAATCGACCATGAAGCATGGCAACTCTCCGACACCATGCTCGACACATCCAACGCCGTGCGAACATGGACCGCTGAGCTCGCCGGCCACGACGCCGCCGCCCGCAACCAAGCAGCCGGGCACCGCCAAGCGCAACGCGACCACGCACGCGACCAAGTCACCGAAGCGCTCACCACCGCCGACCTCGCCAAATGGATCACCGACCGCGCCCACACCAACCCAGGCACCACCACCCGCGACCTACGCCGCGCCACGACCAAAAGACGGCGACCACACTTCGACGCAGCCCTCGACTACGCCACTACACACGGGTGGGTTGAGGTGCGTGAAGTGCCCGGGGAACGAGGAGGTTCACCCAAACGAGAAGTGTGGCTACGGTGACGTTAGGTATCGTTCCCAGTGTCGGCCCAGTGGCGGTCATTTACACCCCCCCGTTGACCGCCACTGGGAAAACCCGTAAGACAGACAACATACATATATATAAAGTATCACTGAGAGTACGCACGCGAGGCAGAGAGCCAACCCCAGTGGCGGTCGCCGCCACTGGACCGACACTGGGACAACGATACCTAACGATCACACCACCCTTCGACATCGCCCCCTAAGGAGACACCGTGACCGACCTGTGCCGATGCGGATCAGACCTGCCCCACAACACCGACCTCGAAGGAGACACCATGACCGACCTCACAGACTTCATCTGCGTCGAGTGCCGAGAGGCGAACCGGACACACGACACTCACCCCGGTCAGATGCACCTTCCCGGCATCTGCGACTGCCCATGCCGCGACCAGTAACAGGAGACACCGTGAACGAACCACGTATCGGCCTCATCATCACCACATGGATCACCCTCGCCCTCGTAGCCGCCCTCATCGGCGGTACCACAGGTGCCGTCCTTCTCATCGCCGCCTTCCCCATCGCCGCCTGGATCGGTATCGCAGAAGCCGACTACCGACACGCCCGCTACGTCGCCAAACTCGAGCTTGCACGCAAACACCCTGATTCTATGTAGACCTATGCACGCCCCGAAACCCATGCCACACAAGACACTTGACAAACGCACCGCCGTGCACATACAATCACGCACAGCGGAGACAGGTGTGCCCGAAACCCCATGAACCGTGACCCCTGCGCCGAATCCCGCGACTGTGTATGGCGCTCCTCCCGCCGCCTCACCAACACCGGACGCGCCACCACCCCCCAAGACCTGTGCATCGCCATCGGCGACACCGGGCAACCCTGCGGACGCAAGGCCACCACCCACCTGGCGGCCCACTACGACGAAGACGGGCAACCCGTACCAGGGCAACCCTTCTGCCAATACCATCACCAGCTCATCTTCGAAGCCATCGCCGAACCCTGGTTCGGTACAGCCTCACTCGCAGAGATAGACCAACTCCAAGCCGAACGGGCCCGTGCACTCCAACGCATCAAACCATCCCGCGGTAAACCCGTCTCACAATGGGTGTACTTCGTAGCCCGCGGCGACAAGGTCAAGATCGGGACCAGCGTCAACCCGACGAAACGGATACGTGACCTCGAGTGCGCCGGCGGCAGCGCCTTCGACCAGGTCGTGCTCACCCCCGGCAGACAAGCCCTCGAGAGCCGGTACCATCGCCAGTTCGCTGAGCACCGCCTAGTCGGCGAATGGTTCACCCTCGCTCAACCCATCCGGTTGGAGATGCACCGGCTCCGCATCGAACAAGAACGCAGCGACCAACTCAGGTGACTGCCACCCGCCGCCCCCGCCGGCGCCCCTGGTACCGCTGGCCCAAGGGTCTACGCCAAGCCATCCTCGAGCGTGACAACCACCTCTGCCAGATCCGGTTACCCGGCTGCACCATGACCGCCGACACCGTCGACCACATCCGCCCCGTCTCCCAAGGCGGCGCATGGTTCGAACCCACCAACCTAAGGGCAGCCTGCCGATGGTGCAACACCAGTCGAGGCGACGGGCGACCCACCTCCGCCCCCACCCAGTCACCCAACTGGTGACGTCAACCGCGACTCGTCAGAAGGAGATGGGATGATGGTGGTTCGTGACTGTTACGACGAGGCCGCGATGCGCCAGGCCATCGCCCGGTTCGACGACGAATGGGGTGGTGTCTTCGTGGATCACGAGCTAGCCGAGGCGATGGCGGACGCTGCGACAGCACCACAACGAGAGCGCTGGTACACCGCTGACGAGATCGAGGCAATCCTCCTCGACTAGCGGTTCATACGCGTATGCAATTTTTTTAGTGTGAATATCGTCTCAGGACCCACTTCTTCGTCCTTTTTTTCGCTACGAGTGGAGACCTTATGCATACCGCGGTGCATACTTCGACGCCGGTTTGCGGGTGGTGCGGCCGCCCGTTGACGGGTAGCAAGCGGAAGTGGTGTTCGCCGGCGCATCGCGCCCAGTCGGTGCGCCGGGATGCCCGGGTTGCTGAGCGTGCCGAGGTTCTCGAGGCTTCCGCTGAGGTTGGCGCGAATCGGTTGGCTGCTGAGGTGACTGTGGAGGCTTTGCGGGATTTGGGCCGGCTCGAGGTGGTGGATTCGGCGCAGGTGACGGCGTTCTTAGAGCTCGCTTCGGCGGTGGATGTGAAACCGACGGATGCGGGTCTGTGGCGGGAGTACCGGGCGGCGGAGGGTGCGTTACGGGGGGTGGGTGCTGGTGCCGACCCGGACGCAGCTGAGCAGTTCATCAGGTTCCTCAACGATGACGGCGCAACCCAGGTTCGCGACGCCGCGGAGGGTTGAGCGCCCGTCGTTCGGTGGTCGGGTGTTGCAGGCGATGCGGGGTCTCGGGTATGACCCGATGCCGCATCAGGTTCACATCGCGATGGTGGGTGGCGAATACGACCCGGTGACGGGGTTGCCGTTCTTCGAGCAGATTGTGGCGATTGAGCCCCGTCAGTCGGGGAAGACGTCTCTGAATCAGGGGTTCGCGTTTGAGCGGTCGATGCGGTCCGGGTTCCGGCGTAGCGACCCGGGTGGTTCCGGTGAGTTGTTGTGGGTGCCGGGGCCGCAGCGAATCGCGTACACGGCACAGACCGGGGTGAAGGCCCGGGTGCAGTTGTTGGATCCCCCGGATGGGTGGCTTCCCAGGTTCAGGGACCGGGTGCCGTTCCTGTTGGCCCGTGAGGTGTTGTCGGCTGGTCGTGAGTCGATCCGGTTTGTGAACGGGTCGATGATCGCCATTGAGTATGGCGGTGAGGGGGTCGCCCACGGGACCACCAACCATCTGACGTTCCGTGACGAGTTGTGGGCCGACCATGACGATCTCCGGGATCAGGGGTTGGCTCCGACGACGTCAACTGTGGAGGACTCTCAGGACATTGTGACTTCGTCGGCGGGGACGATGGCGTCGACACCGTTGTTGCGGATCCGTGATGAGGGGCGGGCCCGGTTCGATGACCCGTCGTCGACGGTGGCGTATTTCGAGTACTCGGCACCGGATGACGCTGACCCGGATGACCCTGCGACGTGGCGGGCGTGTATGCCGGCGTTGGGGTTCACACAGACGGTGCGGAAGATCCGTGGGTATCGGGAGCGGTTGACTGACGGGGAGTTCCGCCGCGCCTACTTGGCGCAGTGGGTTGACGGTGACGACGACGAGATCCCGGCCTCGTTGTGGCGTGCCGCGGTGTCTCCGGGTGTGGTTGCGGTGCCGCCGTTGGTGTACGCGGTGGACGCGTCCCGTGATTTGTCGGCTGCGGCGGTGGCGGTCGCTGATATCGGTGGTCGGGTTGAGCTCGGTGAGCATCGCTCCGGGGTGGCGTGGCTCGATGATTACCTGATCGAGTTGTGGGGGCGTCACGGGTCACCGATCGCGTTGGATGCCCGTGGCCCGGTGGGCGGGTTGGGTGACCGCCTCGAGGCGGCTGGTGTGAAGGTGATCCGGTTGGATACCCGGGGTGTGCAGTTCGCGTGCCAGTGGTTCCGCACCGCGGTGTATGACGGGAAGGTGCGGGCGGCGCCGTCACCTGATTTGGATGACGCTGTGAAGGACGCGGCGCGGCGCCCGATGGGTGATGCGTGGATGTGGGTGCGGTCGGGGGGGTCTGCGCCGTTGCTGGCCGCAACGTTCGCGTTGCATGCGGCCCGTGGGGACGGTGACTCACGAACAATGGACCAGCGTGTCTGGTGACAGGAGGAACGCTGGTGCTTTCCACGATCGTCGAATCCTGCGGGTTGGTTGCCATTGTCGCCGGTGTGTTGGTGGTCGCCGGCGTCGGGTTGGCGCTGATCGTCGGCGGTGTGTTGGCTGTGGTTTGGGCGGTGGCCGCTGATCGTGGGGGAACCGGATGAGTGTTCTCGCCGGGTTCAGCCGCGACCGTGGCGTGCAACGCCAAATCGACCCCCCGTGGTTGCCGTGGGATCATGGCGGCCTGTCGCCGAGTGTCGTGTCGGCTGCCACCGCGTTCGGGTTGGATGTCGCCTGGTCATGTGTGACCCGTATCTGTGACACGATCGCGGGCCTCCCGGTTGATGTGTTCACTCGCACCGCCGATACCCGGGTGCCGGTTGAACCGCTCCCGATGGTGGTGGGCCGGCCGCAACCGGATCGCACCCGCCGCGAGTGGGTGTGGGGTGCGGCGTGGTCGATGGCGTGGTGGGGTAACACGTACGGTCGGATCACCGCTGTTGACCGGTTGGGGTTCCCGGAGACTGTTGATTTGTGGCACCCCGACAAGGTGACTGTGGATCGGTTCTCCGGGTTCGATCGGTACCGGTTCGAGGGTCGCGAGGTTGACCCGGATCAGGTGATGCATCTGCGCCGTTACCCGACACCCGGTGACGCCAAGTCGCCGGCCCCGTTGGAGACCCACAAGTTGACGTTTCGGCTCGCCGCTGTCGCTAAGAGTTACGCGGCGGACTGGTTCGACAACGGCGCCCATCCAACCGCGATCTTCTCCGACGAGTCCGGGGCTGTCATCCCCAACGACGACGTCGCGGAGAAGGTGAAGACCCGGATCCGGCACGCGTTGCGGAGACGTGGCGAACCTTTGGTGCTGTCCCGCATCAAGTACACACCGGTGCAGCTTGGCCCGGATCAGGCCGGGTTCACCGGCACCGAGGAGAAGGTTGGGTTGGCGGTGTGCCGTGTGTTCAACACGCCACCGGAGCGGGTGGGGCTCGCCGCTACCGGGTCGTCGATCACGTACGCCAACCGGGTTGATTCCAACACCGACCATTTGCAGCAGACGTGTGGCCCGTGGATGGCGCCGTTTGAGGACTGGTGGAACGACTCGTTGCCGGCCAGGCAGCGGGCCAAGTTCAACGCCGACTCGTATCTGCGTGCCGACACGAAAACCCGGGCCGATATCGCGTCGTCCCGTATCCGGTCCGGTACCCAAACAGTGAACGAGGCCCGGATGCTCGAGGATGAACCACCTGTCGACGGTGGTGACGTGACCCTGTGGCCACCGTTCCGGGCGTTCAAGACCACCGAAGACGAGGAAGGCTGAGGCTCTGATGTCGCGTCCTGAACAGTTCACCGCTGAACTCGGTCCCGGTGGTCTCGAAGCCAGAGGCTACGTCGCTGAGGTGCGGGCCGAAGGCGACGCCGGTGCCCCCCGGATCACCGGGTACGCGTCCGTGTACAACCAGGCGACCACCATCGACGGCTGGTTCATGTCATGGGATGAGGAAGTCGCCGCTGGGGCGTGGGCCACCGCCCTGAAACCCGACGCCGATGTGCGGTCCATGTTCAACCACAACACCGATCGGCTACTCGGCCGCACCACCGCCGGCACCCTCATCCTCGAAGACCAAACCTACGGGTTGCATTACGACGTGGCCATCAACCCGGACGACCCGAACGCCATGTCCGTTCACGCCCAGATCGCCCGCGGTGACGTCACCGGTTCCTCCGTGTGGTTCTATGTCACCTCGGAGCGGTGGGATGAACCCACCGAAGACAACGGCTTGGAACGATCGAAGCGCACCATCCTGTCCGGTGAACTGTTCGAGGGTGGCCCGGTCGTGTTCCCGGCGTTCCCGCAAACCACCTCCGAGGCGGTAGCGATGCGTGGCCTCGGATACAACCGTGATCAGGTGGTCGCCGTGGAAGGCGCTGTCCGGGCCGCTGGCGCCACCAAAGCTTTGACTGTTGCCCGGCACACCGCCGGGATCCTTCTCGACCCTTCCCAAGCTGAAACCCAGCTGAGGGACCTGATCGCTCGACGCCCCGCTCTGCGGGACGCCGTGTGCGCTGCCGGAGCCGCCGCCGCCGAGTCACCGCCGGGTGATGGAGCCGCCGCCGCCGAGGACCTCGAGCGCGTCAACCGCAACCGCCACGCTCACGCGTTGGCCATCCTTGCCAGGAGAACATCATGAGCAAACTGCTCACTGATCTCATTGAGCGGCGTGCCCGCTTGTGGGAGAAGACCAAAGCCCACCTCGACGCCACCGACGCCGCCGAGTTCGACGGCCAGGCCCAGGAAACCTGGGTTGGTATGAACGGTGAACTGATCGAGCTCGACGCCCGCATCGACGAGATCGGCGCCGCTGAGGAGCGCACCAAGCGTCTCGCTGACAGGCGGGTCGAGTCCGGTTCCGGTGACCTGCCCGACGGGCAGCACCAGACAGGCCCGTCCGCCGCCGACAAGTTCCGGGCCCTCGCCCGGGGCGAAATCAAGAGTGTCGATTTCAAGGCACCCGGCGCCTACCAGTCGGCGTTGAAGAGGTGGCACGGTGAACGCCGTGACGTCCTCATCTCCGGCACCGCCGGCGCCATCGTCCCCGACTCGTTCCTGGGTCGCCTGTACGAGCACATGATCGACAGCTCGGCGATTCGGCAAACCAACGTCACGGTGCTCACCACAGCCGGTGGCGAGGATCTGCAGGTCCCGAAGACGACCGCGTACTCGGCTGCGACGATCATCGCTGAAGGCGCACCAATCACCGAATCCGACCCGGCGTTCGCCCAGGTCGTGCTCGGCGCGTTCAAGTACGCCATCTTGGTGCAGGTGTCGTCGGAGGCGCTCACCGACAACGGCATCGAGGACCTGGAAGGGTTCCTCGCCCGTCAGGGTGGGCAGGCGTTGGCGAACGGTTCCGGCGCCCACTTCATGACCGGCACCGGTGCGGCTCAGCCCCTCGGGGTTGTCACCGCTTCCACCCTTGGGGTGACCGGCGGCGCCGCTGTCGTTGGTGCGTTCACCGCTGACAACCTGATCGACCTGGCCTACTCGGTGATCGAACCGTACGCAGGTCGGGCCACATGGATGATGCGGCGAGCCACCGAAGGCGCAGCCCGGAAGCTGAAGGGCTCCGACAACAATTACCTGTGGCAGCCCGGTCTCGTGGCCGGCACACCGAACACCCTGCTCGGCAGGCCGGTTGTGTCCGACCCGAACGTCGCCGCGGTTGGCTTGGGAGCCAAGTCGGTGATCTTCGGTGACATGTCTACCTACTACATCCGGGACGTGTCCGGTGTTCGGGTGGAGCGGTCCGACGAGTTCGCGTTCAGCACCGACCTGGTGACGTTCCGGTTCATCCTGCGCACCGACGGTGACCTGATCGACACGAGCGGCAGCGTCAAACACTACATTGGAAATGCCGCTTAAATAGCGCTTCCATGTAAGCGGAAACAGGTAAGGTCGGCTAGTATGTGGGGATGCCTACATACGGACGGAACCCTGCCTCTGGGCTCCCGGCCCGCACCTGTCCGGTGTGCGGCCGGGAGTACCAGCCATACCGCTCTAACCAACGTGCATGCTCGAGGTTATGCGTCAACCGGTTACCCGATCGACGTGAAGCAGCCCGACGGCGGCAGGCTCGACCCGAGGCCAAGGAACGTAAGAACGCTGCCCGTAGGGTGACGTCTAATCCAGGCCGGCGGGCAGTCAATCTGGCCCGGCAACTCAGCAGATATGGTCTGACCGTCGAAGAGTTCGAAGCGATGCGTGCGACGCAAGGGAACCGGTGCGCCATCTGTGGTGACGAACCGGACCCGAACGGAATCAAGGCAGCCAGTCGCCTCCACGTTGATCACTGTCACACCACTGGTCGAAACCGAGCTCTGTTGTGTGGTCGATGCAACATGGGTATCGGCTACTTCCGGGACCGGCCGCCGCTGCTGCGAGCTGCCGCTGAGTACATCGAACAGCATCGGCTAGGAGGAACCAGGTGAAGGTCACAATGAACATCGAGATCGTGGGTGGCTGGCATGACGAAGACGGTTACCACGAGTACCCGCCCCGTGGTGTACCCGCTGATCTGCCCGCTCGGATGGTCGCGGACCTGGTTGCGCAAGGCTACGCCGAGACACCTTCCTTGCCGCCGAAGGCGGAGAAGGCGACGGCGACACCTGGCGGGGAGAAGCGTACGGCCCCGGCGGTTGCGCCGAGGCGGGGCCCGGGTCGTCCCAGGAAGGACGGGAACTGATGTCCGGGTTTGTTGACACGATGGAACAGTCGATTCTGAACCTGTTTCTGCGGACGACGGCGTGGACGTTGCCGGCTGCTTTGCATTTCGGGTTGTCGACGACGACCCCGACGGAGGCGGCGGGGAACTTCACTGAGCCGGTGGGGAACAACTATGCCCGGGTGTCGGTGACCCGGGGCACTGGCGAGTTCACTGCGGCGACGGGTACGGCACCGGCGGTGGCTGATAACACGAACGTTATCCAGTTCCCGGTGCCGTCGGGGGCGTGGGGGACGATCACGCATATTGGGGCGTTTGATGCGTCGTCGGCGGGGAACCTGATTTGGTGGGCTGCGCTCACTACCCCGCAGGCGGCCGGTACCGGTAACGATGTTGAGGTCGCCGCGGGTGCCCTCGATTTCAAGATCGGCGACCCGGGTGATTCGTTCTGATGCGCGCCATTCGCACCGCCGCTGTTGTTCTGTTCGGGTTGTTGTTGGTCGCCGGGTACGTGCAACCGGTGGTCACGGTGCCGGCGAACGGGTCGCTCACCGTGGCTGTGGCACCGGGTGTGGTGTCGTACGGTTGGCATGGGACGAGGCACGGGTCGGAGAATCGGCATGTGACGGTGCCGGTGTGCCCGAACAGCGATGAGGCGCTGGTGTTGTCGAACGATGATTCGTTTGCCCGGCCGGTGAAGATCTTCCTCGAGCCCAATTCGCTGCGGACACCTATCAAGGGCACGGATACGTCGATCACTGTGGTGGCGACGTGTGACCCGGCGGCGACCCCGATACCGTAAGGGGGGTCCTGTGGCTGTTGGGATCACGCTTCTCGGTGAGGACAACTCGACCGCTAACGCTACTTCGTACACCGATGTGGAGTCGACGCAGCCGTCGGCTAACAGCGGGTTGTTGTTGTCGGTGTGGCAACGGGGTTCGACCCCGGTGGCGCCCACGTCGATCACCGCTTACGGGGCGACGTGGGCCAAGCGGAGCGAGATTGCTTCCGGGACCGTGGCGCGGATGTCCCTTTGGACCGCTTACGCGGGTGCTTCGCCGTCGGCGTCGAACTACCTCATCACCATGCCCGCCGGCAACATCGGGTGCATCTCGTTCATGTTGCAGATCACCGGGATGGATTTGACCGACTTCATAGTGCAAACGGTGCCTAATTCCGGGGCGTCGGGCACTACCGCCACCGCCACTCTGGCCGCCCTCGCTGACGCTACGAACAACGCTCAGGTGATGGTGACGGGCAACTCGGTGGGTTCGGCTATCACCCCTGACGCCACCGGCGGATGGACCGAGCTCGCTGACCGTAACAACGGTTCCCCGTTGACCGCCTCCGAAATCCAGTGGCGCACCGGTGCGGATTTGACTTGTACGGCGACGTGGACTGGTTCGGTGGCGTGGACGGCGATCGCTGCTGAGATCAAGATGGCGTCGGCGGCGGCACCCGGTCGCCCGGTCCGGCGTCGGCGTTCGAGTTGGCCTATTTCGTTAGGAGCATGATGCGCATTTACTCTGTCGTGTTCTCAGCGCAAACGGTCGCGACCGCGTCCGGTGACTATGAGCTGTTCGAGTTGGACCCCGCCGACGACAAGCAGATCGAGGTTTACGCCCTGAACTTGGCGACCACTTCGGAGCTCGCTGAGGCGCAGGAGGAATGGGTCAACCTGCTGGTGGTGCGTGGTCACGCCACGGACGGGACTGGTGGGACGTCGACGACACCCCGCCCGTTGAACGCTGGTGACGCGGCGGCGACGTTCACCGCTGATGTGCTTCGCACCGCGATCGCTTCGACTGGTACCCCGGTGAACCTGCACGCCGACGGTTTCAACGTCCGCGCCGGGTACGCCTGGGGTCCGGTTCCTGAGGGGTACGGGTGGGGGTGCAAGGAAGCCGACGGGTTGCTGGTGATTCGTATGACTACGACGTTCGCTGATGATGTGACCATGTCCGGGACGGCGTATGTCCGTGAACTCTGATGCGTTGGTGGCGGCCGTCTGATCTCAGGTTCACCCCTGCCCGTCGCCGCCGTCTGGTCCCCGGGGCGCCGGCGGCGGGCATTGTTTCCCTTGCCGGTCACGGTGACACCGCTTCGGCTGGTTCCGGTGCGCTGAGCTCCGCTGCCCGTGTGGTGGCGCACGGTGACGCGGCGAACGCCGGGACTGGTGTTCTGGTTTCCGCTGCTCGCCTGGTGGGTCACGGCGACACCGCTGCTGCGGGCACTGGGGTGGCGTCGGTTAAGGCCCCGTTGGCGGCTCACGGTGACACCGCCGCGGCGGGCACCGGTGCCGCCACTGTCACCTCGTCGCTGGCCGCGCACGGCGACACGGCGACGGCGGGGTCCGCTGACTTGACCTCGACCCCACCGGGTGCGGTGTCGTTGAGTGGCCACGGTGACACCGCCAACGCGGGCACCGGTGCGGTGACGGTCACCTCGAGCTTCGCCGCGCATGGCGACACGGCGAACGCCGGTTCAGGGGTTCTAACAGTCCGGGTGTCAGTTACCGCTCACGGTGACACTGCCTCGGCTGGTTCCGCTGATCTGACGTCGACCCCACCGGGCGCGGTGTCACTGGCCGGGCACGGTGACACTGCCAACAGTGGCACCGGGGCGCTGACGGTCAAGGTGTCGGTCGCCGCGCACGGCGACACCGCGAGCGCTGCCAGTGGCGTTCTAAGCGCCGGTGTGGTGTTGACGGGTCACGGTGACACCGCGAACACCGGATCGGCTTTAGCGGCCGTTTCTGTGGCTCTCACGGGACATGGTGACACTGCCGCCTCCGGGTCTGTCACGTTGACACCGTTGTCGTTCCCGCCGGCCCGGATCGAAGGCGCCACCACGCTACGGGTGATCGAGGGTGACGCTGTCGCGGCATGGGCTGCCGGGTTGGCGGTGCTCGACCTCATCGAGGGTGGGTCGCTGGTTGGGGTGTCGGGTGGTGCAGGGTCGATCAACCGGACGGAGGGTGAGCAGGGATGAGACTCAACGCCCTGGCTGGAACCGGACCGCTCACCGCCACCAAGATCTATCAGCCGAACGGCACCCAGGACGACGCCGGGGATGTCACCGTGTCGGTGCTCGACCCGAACGCGGTTGTCGCCTCGTCCGGTGCCGCGACGAAGACCGGGGCTGGGGACACCACCGCTTACAGCTTCGTGCTGTCGTTGCCGGTGCTGGCCACCCCGACCTCGCACCGGGTCACCTGGACGAGGGCGACGGGTGGGATCATCCCGGTGGTGGACACGCTCGAGGTGTCGGAGAACGGTCTGTTCACCGAGGACGACGCCCGTAACTACACCATCGGCGGGGCACAGAAGCCGCTCGGTGGCGACGATGGCCCTACCGACTACCCGGACCAGGTGATTGCTGCTGCTCGTCTCGCCATCGGTGAGATGTTCGAAGACCGCACCGGGCGATCCTGGTATGCCCGCTACTGCCGCCGCGAAATCTCCCCCATCCATGCCACCAAGTATGTGCGTTTGGTGGGGCCGTGTCGCCGCGCCGACGGGTACCGGGTCGCCGGCCCCGGCGCCGCCCAAGACCTCATCCGTATTCTGAGTTGCAAGATCAACGGCGACGTTGTCCCATCCGATGAGTTGTATTGGGATGAGGGTGGGGTGTTCTGGTCCGGTGGGTACTTCCCCGCCGGGTCGGGTACCGCACCGTTCCCGGTGGTGATCGAGTACGTGTACGGGATGGACCCGGTGCCGTGGGAGGCCAGGGACATGGCGTTGCGGATGCTCCTCGCCAACCTGGTGCCTTCCGACATCTCTGGTTACGCGACGTCGTTGTCGAACGAGGACGGGACCTTCCGGCTCACCACGTTCCCCCGGCAGGTGGAGGAGTGGTTGAGATTCCACCGCCCGGCCGGGGTCGCCTGACATGTCCGACTGGACTGCACCGGCGTTCATCGACCTGTTGCAAACAAGGCTCCTGGCCCGTGCCACGTTGACGGCGATGGACCCGCCGGTCGCGGTGTTCACCTACGACCCGAACCCGGATGACACGGTCACCGACCGCCTCGTGATCGGTTACCGGGTCGCCGATGAGAACGAACCTGCCGCGTTGGGGCAGGGGCGGTACGAGGAAACGGTGACGGTCAACTGCGAGATCATGGTGGTGCGTGCCGGCGCCGGTGACGTGAAGGCCGCCGCTGCCCGCACCCGTGCCGCTGACATTCTCGGTGAGCTCGACAACGAGTTGCGCACCGACCCGTTGCCGCAGGTGGGCGACCAGACGACGCACGCCCAGATCGCGAAGCGGGAGATGATGCAGTTCCCGTCCACCTACGGCACCGCGGGTGCAGGGGTGCGGGTGTGTGTGATCCGCCTTGATGTTGTGTACACGGCGCGGACGTCGCCGGCCAGCACCTAGTGCGCGAAGCGGCCCACCAGTGATGGTGGGCCGTTCACCCCTCATGCCGTTGAGGCGTTCTTCGTGCGTCATACGCAAACCGGCGGACCCCCACGATAGGAGTTCTCATGTTGCTTGTCTACCCCGGGCCTGGCGACGGCGTAGACGTACCCGGCGTCGGCGTGACCGCCGTCGCGGGTGAACCCGTCGAGATCCCCGACCCGGATGTGGCGAAATCGTTACTGGCGCAGGGTTGGTTGAAGGCTGAGAAGCCCACGAAGGCGAAGAAGGAGACATAATGGCTATCCCGTCGGGCATCTCGGCGCAACTGGGCATCAAGACGGAAACCACCGCCGGCTCCGGTGTGGTGGTTGACCGGTTCTACGAGTTCAACAACGAGTCGATGATGTTCAACATCGAACGCCTCGAGTCTGCGGGGTTGCGGGGCGGGAACCCGGTGCTGCCGTCAACCATGTGGACCCCCGGCGGCCAGTCGGTGTCCGGTGACGTCAGCCTGGAGCTCCACCAGAAGTCGATGGGCTTGTGGTTCCAGCACATGTTCGGGACGGTGGCGACCACCACCCCCGGTGGTGGCACCCTCTCCCGGGACCACACGTTCACCCCCGGCGATCTTCCGGTCGGCTTCACCATGCAGATCGGTAAACCGGATTCGCTTGGTGTGGTGCACCCGTTCACGTTCACTGGGTGCCGGGTAGCCACCTGGGAGCTGGCGAACACGGTCGGTGAGATCGGGATGCTCAACCTCAGCATCGTCGGCATGTCGTCCACGACCGCGACCGGGCTCGCCACCGCCACGTACCCGACCGCGGACGCCCTCTTGGTGTTCCGGCAGGCCACGTTGAACGTGGCGGGTTCACCGATCGACGTTCGCGGTATGACCATCTCGGGCGACAACGGGTTGAACCCTGACCGCCCGGTGCTTGGTTCGGCTGTCCCGAAGGTGGCGACCGAGGCGACGATGAAGAACTACACCGGCACCATCGACGCGTACTTTTCGGGGCTCACCGCGTACACCCGGTTCGTGAACGGCACCGAAGCTGCCCTGGTCGCCCTGTGGACCGGGTCGATCATTGAGGCGGCGATCGCTTTCAAGATCCAGTTGACGTGCAATGTGCGGTTCGACGGTGACACCCCGACCGTGTCCGGGCCTGAGGAGGTTGGGCAGCCGTTGCCGTTCAAGGCTGTGCGTACCGGTGCCGGCACCGGCACCGCCATAACAGCTGTCGTAACCAACACCGATACGGCCCCCTAGCCGTGAACATGATCAGGGTCCGGGTCGATGGCCTGGACGAGTTCAAGGCGGCCATGTCCCGGGCCGACCTCGAGGACCGGATCAAGGACGTCAACTATGAGGTGTCCCGGTACGTGGCCGGCCGGGCGGGGATCCGCCGGGCCGCCTTGTCGATGCGATACCCCTCCTATGGGCATGTCACATTGAAAGCGGAGCGCCTGCTCTCCGGTGCCGCCGTGGTTGTCGGACCTGTTGGGCAGGCGTACGCGGCGGAGTACGGCACCCATGTGCACCCGGTGTACGGGCGCCGCACCCCCGCAGCTTCGATGCAGCGGAGGGTGTGGCCGTCGCATTCCACTGACGGGCAGATGGTGTGGCCCGTCATCAAATCCGACGATCGACAGATCGTCGAACTTTACGACAAGGCGCTGGCCGCCGAGTTGCGGCCGGGGTTCCCTGACTGAGAAAGGTGGAGATTCACTGTGAGACGTTTGTTAGTGGCGTTGGGAATCGTGGCCGCGGTTAGCGGTGCCGGTGTTGCTGTAGCCCACACAGGGCACGGCAGCTACGAGCACACCGATACGGCGTGGCCGTCCTGTTTCGAGGACAGCGTCGTGGTCATCGTGGTGAGCAAGTGGAGTAACAGCAACCAGGTTGCTGTCCGACCGGC